CAAAGAATCCAAGGTAGGTTTAACCTCCAACCAGATTCTCTTCCAAGTACTCCAAACGTTTGGTTCTTCGATATATTTGTTGAGTACCGGGCGAAGGAACTTCTTCAGGTAAAGGTTCAGTCTTACGATTGAAAGGAATCTTTCAGAATCCTGTTTCACTTGAGAAGAGAAGCAATGCCATAGCATGGTTTGCTTACCTGCATCTGGAGTATCTTTGATTACCATCTCATTGATATAATTCTGAGCAAGAGTGTTCAGTTCGTTATATCGAGAAGGAGAACCATAGTTGGGGCATACTGGACCAACTGCATCTCCAATAACCCCTCGGTTCATACCAGCAAAGGATTTCCAAGGACCATATTGAGTAGCAGAGGCATCTCCCAAACCAACAATAGTACCCACTACATCGGAATCCTGAAGATTACCGTTTTCGTTGTAGTACTTAAGTCCACCACCAAAGTAGGCAATGTACTTAGAGTTACCTACAGTACCAAGGCAAGTCTGTACCCAAGTTACCTGAGCTTTGTAATCTCTTGCCTGAGTACCTTGAGTATAATGGGTTAAATGTTTGGGAACTTCGATATACAGTACCCATTCCATCAATTCCTTTGCCATATCTGCAGCAGCCTTATATACCTTGAGTACATCTGGATCGGTAGTAAGGTGTTGAGAGATATGTGAAATAAATAATTGGTAGAAGTCGGTGTAATCTTTTACCAAATCCAAGGAAGTAATCCATTCTTCGGCAGTTGGAGTGGAACCTGCACTACCGATAGTACCATTAAACAGTTTCTCTGTTTCGGAGGGTGCAGCATCTCCCACGGTAATAGTGATAGCATTCTTAGTACCATCAATATCATCGGTAAGCCACTTAATTAGGTTTTCAAAAGAAGAACCTGCAGTAATTACCGGCTTAATATATTCCGAGTTCTTAGCAAATGCACTAAGAGCAAGGTAATCTACCGAAGTGTTATTGTTATCATCGGCAGTTTTGTAGGTTATTACTGGGCCCTGTTCAAGTACTTGCCCATTAGCTGAATGTATTTTATAATACAAGGTATTAGCTTGCTTATAAAAACCAACCTGGAAAGTATTTGCACTACCAATTGGATCTCCATATCCCTTGGTTACTAATCCAAAACTATAAGTAGTACTACCAGATTTTAAAGTAATCAAAGCAGAGGGTTTAGCTGGGTCAGTTACAGCAGAAGCAACTGAGATTTCATCTTCTGAATCTTTAGCTTTTCTTGCCGCAGCCGGAGAAGCAGTTACTGTACCTTGAGTAGCTCCTTTGCCAAGTACTCGAATAACACGAAGCTTAGAACCACCTTGCAAAGCCTTTTCGATATTTGATACAGAACCATCGGGTACAATTTCAGAACCATAGATTCTTTGGAACTGAGAGAATGTAGAGATGATTTCTGAAGGGTCATCGTATGGACCTTTAGTAGTTCTAGCCAATACACAAGAAACTCCTAACATGGGAGTAGTTTGAAGAACATTGTTGTTCTTAAACTTAAAATCAACATGAGGTGAAGTTGGCATAATTCTATTGTGATTAAAGTTAATTACTCGTTTAATTTATACCCTAGAGTATTGTACCTATACCTTAGGTACTTTTAACTCTAGCATCTCATTTTCGTTTTGTTCTAACAATCCAATAAGAACCGATATATCCTTGATAGGTGTAAGAGTACCTTCTCCCAAAGCTTTTTCTGGAAGAATACCGTCCTTACATACATAGGTGTATACCTTCTCAAGTATACCATGCTCTACATCTGGATGGTCATAATAATTACCAATCTCAATGAATAGGTTTCCGGTGGGAGCAAGCCTGCCCTTTTCCCATTCCTCTAAATCATTGAAGTATGGTCTCACGTATCCTCTAGCAGGTAAGCCAGTATATAAGATTGTATGTAGCAACCTCATATCGGCTTGTGTTTGAGAAACGAGGTGTACATCTATAGTAATATCTTTTGTTTCATAAGGAAACTCTGAAGCTTGGTAATTACCATCCTCAAGTTTATCACCAATGATGTATTTATTCACACCAATATCTCCAGCATAATAACCTTGTAACTCAATAGTTATTCTAGGAAGAGTCTTGGGTCCTTTTACTTGATTATTCCCGATACCAAATAATGGTATGAATTTCTTCATATTCTTTATTGCTTCTTGAAACCTTTTCTCGTTTTCCTGAGACAAAGGTAAGAAGTCATCGGGATTTATAGTAAGACCCATTTCTAACATTGTACTAAGAAGACTTATATAAAAGGTCCTCTCAACTACTTCTTCTGAGTTTACCATAATTATGTAAAAAAGTAAAATTCATTATTACCGAGATCACTTAAAGAACAACCTGGTGGTAATCGGCTGGGGTCAACCTCTATAGGCCACTTTGGATATGCTCCAGTTAGCCTTTGAGTTATTTCATCAAACTTACTGTTGTTCTTAGCTTTAAAGTTACAGGTGATAGTAGTATGACCATACCAATTACTTGTTAAACCTCCGGTATTAGTTACCCAACCTTCCCCTTCATAGGTAAGTGAAGTACCACCGATAGAAGAAGTACCAGAATATGTCTTTCTCTCTCCAAGAGTGGGTATTTTAATCATGGGATTAAGGTAGGTTTTAACCGTTCTACTATTAATCCACTTATCAATAGTTACGTCTAATACTACATCCTTACTACCCTCATAAACCATTAACCCACCAATGTTAGTACCATTACCATCAACCTTAAGTCGAAAACTTACTGCCCCCTTACCTTGAGTGATGTTAATTTCTTTGGTAGGTTCTGCCTCTATGTTTTGAGTGATTTTGATTACTCCCATTCTTTCGATTGGGTCAGCATCATTACCTGTAAATTCTGTATTATCAGACTTGGTTTTTATAATTACCTTACCTACTTTATTTAACTCCCCTGCCTCTTTGGTAACAGTTAACCAATCCACTGTACTTTCAACTTTCCAATCTACGGCACGATATTCATCTTGAGGCTCATTGTTAATAAACTTCTGTTGATAACTATAAACACCTACCTCTAAAGTTTCACCTCTCTTCGTACCATCAAAGGTATGAGAAGTAGTTTCTGGAGTAATACTAAAGTAGGTACCCCAAGTCTCTACTACTTTAGGTGCAGTCTTTTGTACTAGAGTTACTTCCCTTTCTACTCCTTGAACTACTACTTTGAGAACCTGTTCTTTTATATTATCCATATCCTCATTTACTGCTTTCGGTTTTACACGAATAGTAGCAGTACCAGTTCCCGATAATGAAGATATTTCGAAATCTGCTGCCATTATCTAACTCTCCTTATTTCTTTCCTAATCTCATTTCGTATTTCCCTTTGTAAAGCTGCCTTTCCACCTGCAGCTTTAAATGCAGGATTCCATAGAGGACGAGGTGGTAAATTACCATCTCTACTACCATATTCTAGCATAATAGCTATTTGATTCAATGTTCTTCTTGAAGGACTACCAGTATAGGTAATCTTCTTGATTCCAATTGGTAAACCTACGAAAGTTCGTTTCTTACCTTTTACTATAGTTACTGACCGAGCATATTGCCCAGTAAGGTTTAGTAGGGTATGTTCTCCATATTTCTTTATGGTACCCGGACTATGTTTTGGCCAAGATACCCCAGAACCTCTTGGAGGTATACCGGTATTTAAACTTCGTCTTACTATACGAAGAAGTTGATTGCCAAACCTTTCTGTACCTTTCGCATATCCTTTGGTTAAGATACTTGGGGTTTTAGCAATCAACCTTTCTGCACGAGCTTGTTCTCGTTTATCTACGTATATTTCTAGAGGACCAATTGGAGTCGATATTGTAATATTAACCGACTTACTTGGCATAATTCTTATTGTTTAGGTTTATCCAGTCCCAGTTCTTGGGCAATCCTCATTAAAAGAGTTTCTTGATTGGTAAGCCTTTGATTTACGGTAGCAGTAAACTCTTCAAATTCTGGAGCCGGTTTACTTGATTCTGGTTGATTTATTGAACCTATGCAATTTCGAATATGTACTCATAGGTAATAGTAGCAGCATTTTGACTAATATTTATGGTCAATTCCCAACCATAGTCATCATTGTCATTTGGTTTTATTACTACTGACCCACTCCTTGAACTCGTAGAAGTATTTTCGGTTATATCCAATCTTATCGAATATAAGCCATCCCCTTGGTGAGTTATATTTACGGTTACCCAGGTGGGTTTACTTGAAACGGTTAATCCAGAAGGATATCTGGTACCCGTATTTTCGGTACCATTGATTACCTTAGTACTGAAAGCATAAGCCGATATAGCACCAATAGTGTTTGCTGTAGCTACTACGGTTTTACTAGTTGTCTTACTACCAGTAGGTGAATCAAATCCCAGATAGTATTTATTACTCTCAGTTCTTCCTGATTGTGATACGTTTACCTGTAAGGTTTTACCTGACTCTTTTTGAGTAAGCGTATGGGTAAATGAACGAGCAGCCCCAGTATTTTCATCGGCAGTCCAAGCTGTTACATAACCTCCAGAACTAGTGTAGTGTAACCAAGAAGGTATACCAGTTATTGAATCATAATCTACATCAGTAGGGCTACCAGAAGCTACTCCATTAATATATTTCTGTTTAGTTGAAGTAGCATTAAATAGCTTATTACTACTGGTTGGGGCTCCACCTAAAGCAGAGAAAGTTAATGGCTTAGCATCCTTAAATGTATAAGTATAGGTTACAGTAGCTGCTGATTGAGTAATGTCCACATAATCCGATACTCCCTGATATCTAGCATATACCCTTGCAGACCTAGAGGATGTACCAGTATTCTCAGTTACTCTCAAAAAAGGGGCTGAGCCAGAAGGGGTTACTATAGTAAAACCAGATACTTCGGGTTCTATACTTAAAGTTGGAATAGCACTAGATTGTCCAGCAGAACTAGTTGCTCCTGAAGACCAATGGTTGGTTTTTGGAGCAGTAGCACTTGGGAATAAAGATACATCTTCACCACCATTATTCACGGTATAGGTACCAGCAGTAAGTTTTACACTCCAAGAACCCGTAGTAGTACTGGTAATTTTATTCTCTGCTTGGTATACATTGATAGGTACAGTTTTAGTTTTACCATTTAGAGAAATGGTAGCTGTAAGTGTACCTTTAAGTGTTCTGGCTTTAGCAGTAGTCCCTAAAGAAATTGCGGTTACTGCTGCACTATAAGTAATGGTAGCACCAGAGTTAACTGTACCAGCACCTTGGGTGCTACCATTCCAACCATAGGTTTGTGCATAAGTTGGTAAGGTAGTAAAAGAACTTCTAGTACCTCCACTTGCAGGTATATCAGTTACTGCACCTCCACTTGCTGTAATTTCGCTATAGGTTAAGTAACCAGCAGACTGAGAACACGATATGGTTAACTTCTTTCCTGTTTCTGCTTGAGTAAGCGTTACAGTACCAGACTTTGCAGAAGTAGAAGTATTATTCGCCATAATTACAGAAGTACCAGTACCACTTACACTTCCAGTATTTGTTCTAGTATAAGTTAGAGTAACTTGGTTACCATAATAATGCCCGTTTCTTACTTCTTGCTTGTAAGAAGTAACGGTAAATGTTCTCGTACCTCCAGAAGCAAAAAAGGATATAGAGGTGGGGTCTACACTCCAACCATAAGTCCATGACTGGGATGCTGCTGCCTGAGACCAACCAATAGTAAAGGTTTTACCTGAACCTTGTTGTACAATCTTACCATCAGTTTTAGACCGGGTAGTTAAGGCAGTATTTTCAGAAGCTGACCAACCACCTGCATCAGACCAAGTTACCCAAGAGGGTAATCCAGAGGTATTATAACTTACCTGCTCTTTTACACCAGTAGTTACCCCATCCAGATATTTTTCTCGATAAGATTGACTACCGAATCCTTGAACGGCATTAGTAGGAGCTCCACCTAAAGCAGTAAAGTTAAGGGTACTATTTGATAAAGTGAAAGTATACTTATAGGTTACCTTGTGAATGTCTTCAAGTTTAACGCATTCTGTATCTTTATAGGAACTGGCATTGGATAGCTCCAACCCCACATAACTTTCCCCTGTTCCAGTAGGGGAGAGTGCTAACAATTCAGCCTTGGTAGGACAGTCATTTGCAGTCTTACCAAGGCCTACTTTAGTTTTGACAGCACTCCAGGTTGCTATCTCTCCCATTACAATTATTTATTTTTAAGTTCTTGAATCTCTGCCTTCAAAGCCTTAACCTCATCATAGAGAAGTTTAATACCTTCAATAGCCAGAGTTGACATCTTATGGTATTTTACTTGTTTTACAAGTACATATTCTTCTCCATTGATTTCTAAAGTTTCGAATTCATCCGAATTAGGCACAGTAGATTTCTCTACTGGAGTCTCATCCACGTATTTACCAAATCCCAATGCTTCCAGATTCTGAGCAATAGTTCCTTCATCCTCTTTACCAGCTATTTCAAAAGATTTAGTTGGTATCTGGCAAATCTGTTCCAGAGTATGATTCAAATCTTTAATATTAGATTTGAGTCGAATATCTGAAGATTCCTTGAAGAAACCGGAAGGAGCCGTAGTCTTAGCAAATACTACATTATCTGTAGTTGCCAATCCCAACTGAGCTCTAGTAACTACATGAGGATTATTCCTCAGACCTGCATGGTTATTGATTGCCGTTTGAGCTGCAGTACCTGCCGACTTAGCATCGGCAATAGCAGCAGCCTGAGCAGTAGATACTGGCTTATTTGCATCCGAAGTATTGGAAGCATTACCCAAACCAACCTGGGATTTGGTAACTCCATGAGGATTAGATTTATTGGCAATATGGTTATTTACCTTAGTTTCCAATGCAGTTACATCTGAACCTGTATTAGAGATTTGATTATCAATATAGGTTTTTAATTCTGTACGAAGAGCATTGATAGCATTAGTTCTATTGGTAATCTCATTTGCCAGGCCTTGTACTGTATTATCAAGGTTAGTCTTATCGGATGCAGTCATTACACCAGCAGCAGTTTTGGTTGCTGCAGGGATATTAACATCTACATCAGTACCTTTAGCATATGAACCTTCTTCAGTATTCTTTACCCATCTAAAATATTTTAGAATGAGATAACCCGCAGCTGGATTAATAGAGTTAATTACCGTCATTATTTCATTCGGTAAACTATTAATCAGTTTATCATGAGCATTATCTTTTGCAATACGGGCCTCTTGTTCAGCTTCAATAGCATCTGGTAAGGTTTGATTAAGCTTTATTACACTATCGGCATCCATCAGACCAGCTTCTTGAGTAGTGGCTGGGGTTAGAGGGATTACCATCCCATCGGGTTTATCAATGTAATGACCTTGACCATCCGTAGCAGAATAGTTACATAAGATAATAACATTACGCTTATTTTTGTTAGCTATTGAAACCTTACTAATTAAATTTTTAGGCATGCTAGATACCACATCCTCAAGATGCTTACCTCTACTACCTTCGAAAGCAGTACCTGCGATTTCCCCAATGATAAGAGACGAAGTATTACTGTCTACGAATTTAGTACCTGACCAACGGAATTGGTATGGAGGTTCATCATCAGCAACATTTATATAAATCTTACCAGATTCTCCAACTACGGGAGTTTGGTGACCTGCATCCGTATACAATTGAACATTAGTAAGACCTCCAGTGGGGCTTACATCATAGGTAGCATATACTTCAAGTACATCATCTACATATGAAGGCAAATGGTTAGCAGGTACTAACCCCTTCCCATCCAATGGAGCAAAGCCATCAGCCTTACCCTTAGTTGCTACAAAGGCATCATGCTTAGCTTCTAGAGTGTTAATGTTATTCTGCAGTTTATTATCAAGGGCAGTGTCTGCCGCAGTTCTATCAGCAATCTCTTTATTAATCCTTGCACCCAATGCAGTATCAGCAGAAGTACGAGCAGTTGCTTCATCGTTTACAGCTTTAGTAAACTTGGTATCTAAAGCAGTATCTGCAGCTTTTCTATCAGCTACTTCTTGAGCAAGAGCGGCTTCTGATTTACCGTCCAAAGCTTCGATAGCATCTTTACGGTCCTGAACCTCTTGAGCAATAGCATTGGGTAATGTCTCATCCAGATTAACTTTATCTTGGGCGGTCATTACACCAGCTTTCTCTGTAGTAGCTGCTGGGATATAAATAGTCTTATAATCTTCAGGCTCATGAGTATAAATACCCTCTTCTTTTTTAGAAGAGAAATTATGAGTTAAAGTAACCTGACTGCTTTGTTGACCTACCTCAACTGGTTTATCACCAGATAAGATAATAATATTATCTGGTATAGAATCAAACAGCTTCTTATCTGCTGCAGTTTGTACACCAGCTTTCTCTGCAGTAGAGGCAGGCAATGTAATAGGATTCTGTTCTACTGTACCATCTTCAACTACGGTCTTAGTAGCAGCTATGCCAACAGTAGTTTCATTGGGAGTTACTGCACCAAGAGCAAAGTTAGCCGTAGAGATTCTATCTAACTCAACCTTATCCTTAGCAGTCATCGTACCAGCCTTAGTAGCCGATACCTGAGGCAAATCGAAAGTTTCGGTAGTATCGGCATTCAAACCGTTATCCTTAGTTACCGTTACCGTTACCTTATTAGCATCTGAAGCTGCAGAGAGATCAGTTAAAGAATTTGGGTCTAACCCATCTAACTTAACCTTGTCTGCAGCAGACATAACTCCAGCAAGAGTTTGAGTTACCGGGAGTAAGTTCTTGGTAGCTTCTACTTCTTCACCATATTGGTTATTTGCCTTATCCTTGGTTGAAGTCTTTACTTTGAAAGAAAGCTGAGTACCTGTTCGGGTTACAGTACTAACATCGGTAACCATGGTATCAGGCAAAGCATCAGAAGTACCTTCTTCAGCTACCAGTCTTTCTTCATGGTCATCGGTAATGTTAGTGAACTTATTATCTAAGGCAGTATCAGCATCGGTTCTGTCCTGAATTTCTTTATCGATACGTTTACCCAAAGCTGTATCGGCAGCAATACGGGCAGCTTCTTCTGCATCGATGTTATCCTGGAGAACTTTATCTGCGGCCTTTCTTTCCTCTCTCTCTGTATTTAAGTCAGAAGTATTCTGGTCAATCTTTGCTTCTAATCGAATATCCTCAGCCTTACGAGCAGCGATTTCATTATTCAGCAAATCGGTAATGGCAGTATAGTTACCATTAATGTTATCCTGAATACCCTGAATCAATTCCAGATTACGTTGAATATTAGCAGCATTCTGAGTTACCAGAGCATTGGTAGCATTCAAGGAAGTTAACAGCTCCGTACGAGTTTCAGTTACGAAAGTTCTCAACTCATTTACCGTAGTAGTAAGAGTATTACTTAAGTTAGTGAAAGTCTGTTGCAGAGTATTATCTCCTTGTTCACGCAGATTCTTTTCAGCTTCAAGCTTATTCTCCAACTCAGTAAGCTTAGCAGTCATAGTTGCTGCAAAGTTAGGGTCATCACCGAGAGCCTTAGCAATCTCTGCCAATGTATCAAGAACCTCAGGAGCAGAACCAATAATCTTTTGAATAGCCGCTTCTACCTCATCTTCAGTTTGGAAACCAGAATCATTGAGTAACTCTGATACCTTTGTGATGTAATTAGCATGGTCCTCTATATCATTCAGCTTAGCAAATAGGATATCGGTAAAGTCATTTGAAGAAAGTACTTTACCATCTACCTTATCTACCTTCTTAGTATCAAGGGCAGCATCTGCAGCTATACGGTCAGACTTCTCTTGAAGTAAAGCATTATTAATAAGGGTGTCCTGATTTGCTCTTTCAGTAGCCTCCTTATCAATATTATTCTGCAATTCTGTATCACCGGCTAATCTGGCATTTCTTTCAGTAATGATACTCTGGTTAATACCAGCCATATCATCTTTGTGATTCTGAAGGTTAACATCAATCTTTGCCTCAAGTGAAGTCTCTTTTGCAATAGCTCGGTCTTTCTCCGTATTGATAGCGGTAGTATTAGCACTTACCTTTGCTTTAAGTTCATCCATAGCAGAAGAATTACCTGCCTCTAGAGAATCAATACGAGCCCCCAAAGCAGTATCTCCAGCAATTCTATCTGACTTCTCTTGGTCAAGCTTAAGGTTAAGTTTATCTACCTCAGATTCCAAAGCTTGTTTGGTATTATCCAACTTAGCAGTAAATTCAGTACTCAAGGATTTATCGGCAGCAGTACGGTCTGCTACTTCTTTATCAAGATTTACCTGAAGAACCTGGTCTGCTGCAGTTCTTTCTACTCTTTCTGTATTAAGGTCGATATTTAGTGTATCGATACGAGAACTCAATGAACTGTCTGCATTGGTACGGTCTACAATCTCCTCATTAATCATATCCTTAACTTCCTTGTAGTTATCACCTACAGTCTTAGTTAAGTTTGTGATTGCCTCAGAGTTTCTTTCGATATTATGTTCATTCGTAGCAATTGCCGTTGTATTTGCATTTACCTGAGCTGTAAGTTCATTACGTAGGGTATTGATAGAATCCTGGATGCTCAAAGCCAATTCTGAAATACGTTTGTTAACATTAGTCAAACTAACGTTATAAGCATCATCAGCAGTCTTTCTATCAGCAATCTCTTTATCAAGAGTAGCCTGAATAGCAGAATCGGCATCCTTCCTATCCTGGATTTCCTTATTAAGGTTATCCCTTACAACCCCAATAGCGGCATCACCAGTAGCAGACTTGTTATCGATATACTCTTTTAGTTTAACTTCAAGAGCTGTATCTGCATCTTTACGTGCTTGAACCTCAGTAGCTACCTCTGCACTGTTTGCCTCATCACCAGCAATACGGTCTTCTGTTTCCTTATTAACCTGTTCGGTTATTGCAGCAAGTTTCTTGGTAATGGTTGCTGCAAAGTTAGGGTCATTACCCAAAGCATCGGCAATTTCCTTAAGAGTATCAAGTACTTCTGGGGCAGAGCCGACAATCTTTTGGATTGCTGCCTCAACTTCTTCTTCAGTTTGGAAACCTGAATCGTTGATGAGCTGAGAAAGATGAGTAATGTAATTTGCCTTCTCTTCAATACCGTCCAACTTAGCTTTGAGTATATCAGTGAAGTCATTCTTGGTTAATGAATAACCTTCTCGTTTATCTACTTTTTGATTATCGAGGTCGATATCGGCATTCTCACGAGCAGTAGCCTCTGCAGCAATAGCTTCAAGTAATTGTGCCTTATCAGCTTGGCCCTGTAATTTTACATCCTCAATCTTATGGTCAAGGACTAAATCCTGGGCAGCTCTGGTAGTTGCTTCTGAATCGATGTTATTTTGTAACACCTGGTCTGCAGAAGTACGAGCTTGTGCTTCTTTATCAATGTTACCTTGAAGAAGATTATCTGCATTAGTACGGTCTGCTACCTCTTTAGAGATCTCATTATGAAGGACTTGGTCCTCTGAATGACGGTCTACCTTTTCCTGGTCAATCTTACTTTGAAGTGATTGAGTATCGGATTGCCGATTTGTGATTTCCTCATTAATCTTGGAATCAAGTACTGTGTCTGCATTGGTACGATTAGATACTTCTTCTGCAATCTTCGATTCCAATGCTGCCTTATCATTAATATGAAGAGTCTTAAGTTCGTTTACACTTTCCTTAATTTCATTATCAGCAGCAATACGTTCATCTTTTTCTTTTTGAATAAGTCCCTTAAGTTCATTCTCAAGTTCATCATTCTTCTCTGTTATCTTATCATTGAGATCTTTGATATCTTCGGCATTCTTATCAGCCTTCTTTTCTACTCGGTCGATATCTGCTTTTAAGTCTGCCTTAGTGGTGTCAATCTTATTGATAAGCTGTTCTACTGCATATTCAAGATTGTCTTGAACTGCTGCTACTGCTGCACCTAAAGCAGCTTCTGCCTCCTTAGCACGGTTTATCTCTTCAGATAAAGCTGTGCGAAGTTCTGTTAATTTATTAGTAATGGTAGTAGCAAAGTTAGGGTCATTTCCTAATGCTTCTGCCAATTCCTTAAGAGTATCTAAGGCATCATCTGCACCATCAACCAAATCGCTAATGGCTTTCTTAACATCTTCATCAGTTTGAAATTTCAAGTCATTTTCAAGCTGAGATACCTTAGTAATGTAGTTTGCTTTTTCTTCAATGCCATCCAATTTAGCCTTAAGCTCATCGGTAAAGTCATTTTTAGATAAGTCATAACCCTCCTTCTTATCTACCTTATCCTTGATAGAAAGTACGAAGGCCCAGAACTCATTGATAGTTCCTCCAAAGCCAGCACGAACAAAGTCATCATAGTAACCTTGTAACAACCGCTGGTCAATTTCTTCGCAGGTGTAATATTTACTTACATACATATTTATAAAATTTAAGGATTAATTACTGCACGTTGACGACCCAGTAAAAATTCTGAATCGATATCCCTGAATGGTTCTCCTTCTGAACCGCAGAAGGCATTCATTGGTACATCTGGATTTTCTGGGTCTACATCTCCACCATCTTCAATATCTCCCCTTATGCAAGCATAATCCGGGAGTCTATTTACACGGAATTTTATTACCTGGCCTATACCAGGATGAGGTATTATTTTATCCCAAATATCTCCGAAGTAATCTTGAAAACAAGTGACAAATTTGTTTCCGGTCATCGATTGAAATGCCGTTACATCATTGCCATTACCCTTCATTTCAATATGAACTCCAGAGGTACCGTTAAGGATAACCAAATTACTATCAAACCAAATTCCGCTTTTGGTAGTAATTGGTGTCCACCTCAGTACTAACATCTTTGCCATACTTATTCTTTTTCTACAAATTCTACATTCGTATCACGGTCTCTTTTTAAGATAACCATGAAAACTAAAGCCTCATCCTTAGCTTGAGCAGTTTGGGTATCACCAGAAGGTTTATAAGTTATACCGTTGATTACAAACCTATCTTGTTCCCAATTAAAATCCCAGTAGCCTTCTGGTGTAAGATAACCAATCTTCTCTATATAGGATTTAGAAATTAGTATTGATAAGTTTTCATCATCCAATTCTCCAGTAATAGTAGCCTTATTAATAGGCCAGTTTCTGAAAGCATTGTAGTAACCTAAAGCTTCAATGGGAATATCATAATATTTGGGAATACTATCCTCTGCATGGCTAAGTAATTGATTAACGTGTTTAGCCCAGGTTATAGTTTGTCTTCCCGCATCCCAATCCAAGAAATCGGTAATAATCTTTTTATACCTATCCCACGAACGGTTTTTAACCATTCTCCAGTGATCTTTTGTCATAGCTTATGTAGGATTGATTTATTTCCGCCTTTTACAGGAGAGCTTGGATTAGGTCCATCTAATACCCCGGGTTGTCTTTTGTTAACTACTCTGGGAACTATATTCCGAACTACTTCATCACAGAATGGTAGATAGATTTCCAATCGTGAAGCTAACATACAAAGGTTTTTTCTCAACTCATCGATTAATCCACCAGGTTGCATTGCTTGGGAAAGAGTTTTCCATAATGAACTTGCAGATTCTGCTAAGGTGTCATAATACTGAACTTCAGTAGGCCCTGTAGTGATTTGTTTGATTCTATCACCTCGGGCAAGTTCGGGTTTAGAAGTACCATCACCAGTTTGCTCTTTGGTAGAAGTGAGTTGACTTAAATATTCCGAAGTACTTGTTAAAAGATTAAGTATCTTCACATTAAGAAAATCCCATGCTGCCAATTCCATAATTAATTGGTTTTCTAGTGCTTCGTACCATAATTCATCCGTATATTTATCGGGAGCAATTGTATGGTTTACTAGAGGTCCAATATAATATTGCCACTTAGTGATATAGATAGCTTTCTCATCCCTGGTCATCCCATCAGATATTTCGGAAGGGATATAGTAATCGATTAGGTTATATATTGTATCGGCTAATGCCGTATGCCCATAATCACAAACTACCAGAGTCCTATCTACGGTGAGGTCTAAACCATCAGAGTTAGTTACGTGTAAGGTGACGGTATAGAAACCGGGAGTTTCATAAGAATAGGAAACATGTCTTCCACCATTGAAAACCTCTCCCTTATCATCGCCAAAGTCCCAGTCAAAAATAGATTTGGCCGGGACTTTGGATATGACTCTGAATGAAACTTCCAGACCTGACATAACGTACAAAAAGTCTAGATTATCTTTCATATTAGTCTGTCTTATGTAATTTTCATAGACTACCCTTTAGAAGAGGATTCAAATTCTTCCAGCAAAGCCTGAAGAAGAGTTTCTACTGTGTCGTCTTTCTCTGCAACGATTTCGTGTAAATTTGCCACCAACTTCAGTTCTTCAAGAGAATAGCCTTTAGAAAGTTTTTCCAAGGTCATGCCCTTTTTAAACTGAGCACTCAATCTCTTGTCCAACTTTTCGATGTCAGACTCGGAATATTTTTCGATAGCTGATTTATCTGCAACGATAATCAAATGACCGGCAGCAATTGCTTTTTGTATTTTCTGTGTACGAAATTGACGACGAGAGAGTTCCTTATCCTCTCCTTTACAAACGGTAATACCCGTTGATTGGTCATGAAAACTGTAAGCTCTTGGTCCCACAGTTACGATATATTTTTCTTTAGCCATATTTCCTAAGATTTAAAAATGATTAAAGAGAGGATAGGCTTTTAAAATTACCTACCCTCCCTGGGAATTTATATAGATGAAACCAGGACTACCTTACTCGAGGTTAACCATCAGATAAGGGTCTACGTTCATGAACTCGGGGAATCCGAATTCTGAGAAC